GTCGTATTAAAGAGTCCGGCTCGTGCCTTGGAGCTGAGTGCGCTCGAGTACGCATCCAATCCCTGCTGCGAAAAGTAGAGTCCTCTCTTATCGTAGCTCTGAGCCAGTCTGACAGCCTTCTCGAAGCACGGATGGTGCTTACAGTTCTCGAGAATCATAATCGTGCGCAAGGCAAAGAAGTCGTCACCCTCTATGCCAAGTTTCTCGAAGTCTGTCCAACTTTCGAGATACTTAATTCGATTCATAGCCCTGTAAATCGAATAGACACCACCAAGAAGACCCCGCTTATTACGGTATTCCGGGTGATAGTATCTCTGTAGAAACAATCCCTCGGGACTGTCAAACACATCAGACTTCTCTTTGTTCACCTTAAGTCCGGAGTCGGTGAAACGTTGCAAGAAGTCGTCATACGCACTTGCTGGGATCACGTATATTCCATCATCACCCTGGATTTGACATCTACCACCGTCTTCGCCTGAAGCCATCAACTGCACCAGACTATCAATGGTATTGGTAAATGTGCTACCACTAGGCACGCCATGGTATCCGGAAGTTTCGCCGTCAGGTGTCCAGATCGGTATGGTGATGAATCTCTCTAATACCGTCTGTAGTAACTCGGCTGAGCTACTGTGAAAAGCAGAAGCCACTACATTAAAGGCATCTATTGCGTGCTGCGGACTCACGGTTGCATCATACTGGCTGAAATCCACCGACACAACCAACTCGTCCGGCCGCCGACTCAGGATTAGGCTTGAGACGCCTTCGTCGACGTGATCGGGCCCTAATAGCGCCTTGCGTTCAGGTCTTCTTTTCTCGGTTGCGAGCCAAGCTTTAAAGACCATCTGCTCTAACAATGTAGTAGAAATAGGATATCCCCAAACGTTCCGGGTTTTCCTCTGCTCCTGTGTACGTGTATACAGGACACACGGATACACACCATCTTGCGTCGTCCAGTTCTTGAGAGTATCTTCAAGAACAGTGCCTTTCTTTCTCATGTAAGGAAGACCTGCTGATGACGACTTAATCAAACCCTCTGCAGCTCGTTCGGGGCTGACTGCCCTTAGAGAGCCACGCGTGGTGAGTGGTCCGATATCAACTTCGGGATGGTTGAAGTACGCATGCAAGGAATCACTCCTCTCCTCCCAGTTCTGACTCTGAGACCGGGGTCCAAATTTAAGAAGATTGGATTCCTCAACCTTCAAGAGGTTTTCGGTTAACGTCTCGCTATCCAACAACTCCTGGACGGCGTCCTGGAGCCGGGAGTCAGACACGTTCTCATACGCGGGATTTACGAGAATAGTGTCGTTACCATCACGATTACGACGGTCGTTAACGGCCAGGCTGTTTAAAGCAGACTTGTCGAGGTTAACAAGCCAGTTCGGCTGGGC